GGAAAGCGTTGTTGCGCTTTGGCCAACTTCCTCGTGAAGACGGAGCCAAGTATTCAGCGCTTAACATTCTTACGCTGTGGCGCTTTGGTTCTTTTGAATTCCGCTGTGGCCAAGAACCTAACGACCCTGCTAAGGTAACAACATGGGCCAAATTTCTACACTATTTTGTACAGTATGCTATTAATAACTACAGCAATCCCAATCAAATTGCTTACGACATATCTGAACAAGGTGCTATGGTGATGCTGGAGAATATCTGCAAGCAGGATAAAGGCCTTGAGCAATTCTATAAAGAGATTGTTGGCGACCAGTTCGAGCGCGAGTTCAACACAGGCTGTATGGATTCGTTCCGCATTGTGCAGGCACTGTGCTTTGAATTCCCTTGGCACGATTGGTTGCCACTAATCAATAAAGAATATGTACCAAACCCTTTTACAAAGACACGGAGAAAGACCTTCTAAGGCCTCGTATCCAGCCTGTTGAGTGGCGAACAACAGCTGTACCCGTAGGAATAAATCCTGTTAACCATCAATGGCCGGAACCAGTAGAGGCTCCTCGTCCGATGCATCGCTTAGATGATGATGGAGCCTTAGCTTTGCCTGATTGGCCTGAGCCTGCTTTTAGAGAAGCTCCTCAATGGAATGCAGAACAACTCGACATCATTCAACAACGACGTGCAGAGCTAGACAGAGAGCGACTTAATTTAATGTTAGAACAATTAGCAAGACACGAAGGAAGAAGGATACCAGACGATGGCAATTAAAGTATATCCATATAAGCAAGGAAGTAGGTCAGCTCGTGCGCTGGCCGACGCCTTAGGAGGGCGTGTGTTGAGGCTTGAGGGCTCTCGATACCGATACCGTGAGCAGGATACTATCATTAATTGGGGGGCTTCTAGAGGTTGGACACTACCGTGTCTCAACCCTCAAGTCATAACAACTGTTGCTGGTAACAAGCTTTATGCTTTTCAATCCATGCTACGAGAAGGTGTACAAATTCCAGAGTTTTGGACAAGGATGGAGGATATTCCTAATGAAGCGTTTCCTATTGTTTGCCGTACTGTCCTCAACGGCCACTCCGGTCGTGGCATCGTTATTGCTAATCAGCGTGATGAGCTTGTTAATGCTCCTCTTTACGTTCGTTACATGAAGAAGCGTGACGAGTACCGTATCCATGCCGGTCGTCATGGTATCATCTCAATACAAAGAAAGGCTGTACGTAATGGAGAACCTCCTATCGATACCCGTATCCGTAATCATCACAACGGCTATGTTTTTATTCGCGGTGACGTTAATCCTCCACAACAAGTATTGGACCAAGCGAGACTGGCTGTACATTCTCTTGGATTGGATTTTGGTGCTGTTGACATTATCTGGAATAACCACTACAATCTGGCTACTGTTCTGGAAGTGAACACAGCGCCGGGCCTTTCTGGAACTACAATAACTGATTACGCTAACTACTTTAGGGAATATTATAATGCGTTGTAGAATATGTAATGCTGTTTTAACAGAAAAAGAAATACAATTCAACCGTCAACACAATGATTGGGACCCGTGTGGAACATGCTTAGAAGTTATTGATGAAGTGTTCAGTAATGAACCAGAGGAAGTGATAGACGAGCAACTAGATTTTGAGCTTTGGATTCAAGACGTTAAAGACTTGGAGGAAAATAGTGGTTGACAAACTAACAGATTCAGGTTATAATATCCGTACAGGCTATAAGGAAATTCTATATACTGATACTAGTAAGTATGTACCAACATCTGAGTCAGTAATAAAACGTCTTTGTGAAGCAGCAGACAATCTAAAGAAAGCGGCAGATACTTACGGCGTCAAACCTTTGATAGCAGTCGGGGCGGTTCGTGATTTGTTGTTCGGATACGAGCCTAAAGACATAGACATCTTCATCGATGTTTCCAAGTTTGCCGAGGACCCCGATGGTTTGACGGACTTTATTGACATCTTCTTGTACGATTTTTGTGTTAGAGTAGACGGTGATTTAGACCTTGAGATAGGGTTTCCTTATAATATTGTGCCTACGTTAGACGAAAGGGTACAAGCACACTATAAGGACATGGAAGGAACGTTCGAGGTTCGCGAGTGGTGGGGACCTAATTCTGAACAACCCTTTCAATTTATCTTTATGAAAGAACCGATGATTGAACAAGACCCTAGTCAGTTTATATCTAATAAGTTCGATTACTCTCTTGTCAAATGTTACATGGACATAGAGACACAGAAAATCTATGCCAGTGATGAATTCATGAAGGACATTGACGCAACTCGTATCATAGTTAAGGATGAGTCAGCACGACTACGCGTAAACCGTTGGGCCAACAGAACAGGCCATAGAATAACACCGATGAAGGAAGTAACCGTTGAGAAAAACAAAGCAAAGCCATCTTCCGTGCCCCAAATGCTCGTCGAGCGATGCCTACAGCATCCAAAAAAATGGGTGGGGTAAATGTTTCTCGTGCGGTACACGAGTTCCGCCAGAAAAGAACGAAGGACAGAATGAGTTGACAGAAACAGTAGCAGCTAAAGTAGAGACGAGGACTGAGTTTACTCCTCTAGTAGAAGTGTTCCGCCCGTTCACTGAACGAGGGTTCACCAAGGAAACGTTGCAACGGTACAAGGTACATGCAGGTCACGAAGGAGATAACTTCGAAGCCAAGTATCCTGTATTTAATTCAGAGACAGGTGAACACCAAGGCAATAAGGTTAGGTACAAGAACAAGGGCTTCTCTGTTGAGGGGTCTATGGAAGGCGCGGGTTTGTTCGGAAAGTTTTCTTTCCCGCCTGGCTGTGCCAAGGCAATTACTATTGTGGAAGGACAAGACGATGCTCTCGCAGCCTATCAAATCATGGGGTCTAAATATCCCGTGGTATCTGTTCATAGTGCATCATCAGCAGAACAAGACGTTCGTCGAGATTTTGAGTATCTCAATTCCTTTGACACGATTGTCATTTGTTTTGATAGCGACGAGCCTGGAAAGAAAGCAGCAAAGGCTGTCTCTGGTATTGCGTTCCCGCTTGGCAAAGTAAAGGTCCTATCTCTCCGCAAGTTCAAGGACGCCAACGACTACCTACTTAACGGTGTGTCCGAGGAGTTTACTAAGGAGTGGTGGCAAGCACCAACGTACAAGCCAGATGGTCTCAAGCTTGGGTCTGACATGTGGGAAGAGACTATCAATCGTAAGTCTTCTTTTACTGTACAGTACCCGTTTAACGGGCTAAATGATTTGACATTCGGTATTCGTTTGTCAGAGATGGTTATCGTTACTGCTGATACAGGGGTTGGTAAGACTGCCCTACTCAAGCACATTGAACACAGTCTTCTAATGAACCCCGAAGTAATTGAGAAAGGATATGGTGTTGGACTATTACATCTTGAAGAACCTAATGGCGATACTACTCTTGGCCTCTTGTCTATCCACAATCGCATTCCGTATCACATCCCAGGTGTTGAAAGGAATGAGGCTGAACTTAGGCAAGCTTTTGATGACGTGGTTAATCATAGTCGTCTTGTTCTTTGGGACCATTTCGGGTCTAATGCTGTCGATAAAGTTATTGACAAAGTTCGACATATGGCTGCTCTTGGCTGCAAATATATTGTCCTTGACCACCTTTCTATTGTTGTCTCGGACCAATCTGGTGATGAGAGGAAACAGCTAGATGAAATTGCCACCAAGCTCAAGACACTCACAATGGAGTTGGACATCGCCGTTATCGCTGTTATCCATACAAATCGACAGGGTCAAATACGAGGCACCGCCGGGGTTGAGCAGCTCGCAAACATCGTCATTCGCTTGGAGCGCAATAAGATTGACCCGTCCGAATGGCGTCGCAATATCACTAAGATTACAGTGGAAAAGAACCGATTCTGCGGGTATACGGGTCCAGCCTGTTATCTTTGGTATAATAAAGATACGGCTCGGCTCACAGAACTAGATAGAGAAGAAGCAGAAACATATGAAAATGGTGGAGCAATCGGCGATGATGCGCAAGGATTCTAATGTATCTTGAACCCACTGATAAAACATGGGCGATTGATATTGAAGGTGACGGACTACCATCTAACATCGTATGGTGTCTGACTGCCAAGAATGCTGTAACTAAAGAACGCATGGCACTAGTAGGGGCAGACCCTATTCGTGAGTGGGTTGACGAGAGACTTAAAGAGGGGTGCAAGTTTATAGGCCATAACATTATAGGCTATGACGCACCTACTCTAAATCGTGTACTAGGCACCCGTCTAGGTATGGCTGACATTATTGACACTATGATTATGTCTATGCTGTTCAGCCCCTCTCTAGCAGGAGGGCATTCTCTGGAGTCATGGGGCGTACGCCTCCGGTCTCCGAAGGGCAAGCACGTAGACTTTTCTCAGTTTACTCCGGCTATGCTGACGTACTGTGCACAAGACACGGCTCTTTGCCTAGACATATACCTGACTCTGGTCACTAGGATGAAACGTCTAGGCTTCACAGACATGGGCCTAGAACTAGAGCATCGGTCTTGGCAACTCATACAGAAGCAGCAGCAGACTGGTTTCGCATTCAATATCCAAGGCGCACATATTCTGTACTCTAAGCTGAGACAGGAAGAAAACAAACTACAGGAGAAAATACATGAGCAGTGGCCCCCGACCCTTGAACTCGTCGCAACGTATAAAAAACCTTACAAACTCGATGGCAGTCCAACTGCTAACTTTACCCGACATGCCTCACAGTTTGTCCGAGTTGATATTCATGGACAAGAGCGATATGACTGCTATGACTACGTTGCTTTCAACATCGGAAGCCCTGACCAACGAGTTGAAAAACTTCTTGGGCTTGGTTGGGAGCCTAGAGAATTTACCAAAACCGGAAAGCCCAAGCCTACTGACAAAGGGCGACTATCCCCTTCTCTAGAAGAGTTTGTACAAACAAGCGACAACCAAGGTGCCCGTCTTATAGCAAGGTGGATTGAGTATAACTCACGGGCTAACATGATTAACACATGGATTGAGGCGTATAATGAAGATACTAAGTGCATACATGGCAACCTTTGGTATGCTAATACCTTGCGCTATCGCCATAGTAATCCCAATACCGCCAATATCCCTGCTGTACGGCTGGATAAAAATGAAGAACCTCTATACGGAGAAGAAGGAGTATATACGTATGAGGCTAGGGACCTATGGACAGTTCGTGATTTAGACAAGAGGGTACTCATTGGCGTTGATGCCAAGGGTATTCAGTTACGAGTTCTTGCCCATTATCTTAACAACAAGAAGTTTACGGAGGCTATTCTTTCTGCCGACCCTCATGAGGCCAATAGACAAAACTTCAATCTTCCTTCAAGGGCCCTTACAAAAACCATAACCTATGCTGTTCTCATGGGAGCCGGTGACAATAGAGTAGCTAGTGAGGCAGGTGTTTCTCTAAAAGAAGCCAAGCAAGTTAAACAGCTGTTCTTTTCTCAGGTTCCTGAACTAGAAAGACTTATCAAAAAACTAAAAGCCGAGTTGAAAAAAACAGGAAGACTTCGGCTTTGCTCAGGCAATTCTATTCTAGTTCCTAAGGACTATATGGTTATTCCTTATCTTTTGCAGGGTGATGAAAGCCAGATAATGAAAAAAGCGGCTTTGTATATTGCTCAAGAGATTAGGAAACAACGTCTAGACATTTTAAAAGTTTGTGACGTTCATGATGAACATCAGTATGATTCTCTAAAAGAACATTCAGGAATATTTAAAGAAAAGATATTGCCAGAAAGTTTTGAAGCAAGCGGCAAATATTTTAACTATAGATTACCTATTGAATGCTCTGTTCAAGAAGGTTTAACGTGGAGTCAAACTCATTAAAAAGATAATATACAAAGACAAAGACTGTAAGAATTGTGGCAAAAACTATGAACCTAGTAGTGCGTATCACTTGCATTGCAGTAAAGAGTGTTCAGAAGAGACTCGTCTGCATAGATATTATAAACGCAATTACGGGATAACTAAAAAAGAATACGAGGAGATGTTTGAACAACAAGAACATATTTGCAAGATATGTAAGAAAGAAGGCTTTCTTATAGGTACGAACAATCATACTGCAAAACTAGTTGTTGACCATTGTCATGACTCTGGAAAAATACGAGGATTGTTATGTCATAATTGCAACAGAGGATTAGGTTTGTTTAAAGATAGCGTACATTTGTTAGAAGCAAGCATAAAATATTTAGAGGAATCAGGAACAGCAAAGACAACATCAATTTTCCATTCTTTACCATCCTTGTTGTAATTCAACATCGGTTCGCCAAGAACTTTAGCGTATTGTGCTTTGCCACGGAATACTGCGGTCTGCGGTTTACTAGTAGTAGTCATATATAATCAATTACCTTTCACAATAGAGCAACAATTCGTAACTCTATACCATATTATAAACGCAATTA